GCTTTTGGCCTCAAGCCAATAAACGACATCCCCTACAACAGCGATGCTCCCCGACACCACAAATGTCGCTGCGGAAACCACGCCCGCCAGCACCAGCAGTTCCACGCACCCTTCATTGCGACATCCCGCAAAAGCCTCCACTTGGTTCGTCTGGAGTGTCATGTGTCGCTTGATAATGCCGCACGCAGGGTCATATTCTGACGTGGTCATGGGTAGGTAGATACAGCTACATAACCCCACGGAAGCGGAAACCAGTACGAGTGAGAAAACCTTAGACCGGGAAGTCATGGCATTCGGGCCGTATTCTCAATCAACAAGAAGGAGAAGAGCAGAGAAGCCCAAAGCCAATCTCGATGGCCCGAGGGAGGTTGTCTCAGCCTGTCGGAGTGCCATTACGCGCTGGACTATCTGAATCCTGACTGCGACATCCCGGCGTTGGTGGCACAACTCAAACGCGCGCCACAGTCAGTCGGTGCGATGTGTTTCTACGGCGCGCCGGGCACTGGAAAAACGGCCTTGGCGCATTACATCGCCGGCGAAATAGGCCTGCCCCTTATCGCGCGCCGTGCCTCGGACATCTTGAGTCCCTACGTCGGCGAGACGGAACAGAAGATCGCCGGGATGTTCAAGCAGGCGCAACAGGCCGGTGCGCTGTTATTGCTGGATGAAGCCGACAGTTTTCTAGCGGAGCGGCAATCAGCGCGAAACACGTGGGAAGTCACGGGCGTCAACGAGATGCTGACACAGATGGAGCGTTTCGACGGCCTGTTCATCTGTTCGACCAATCTGATGCAGCGCCTCGATACGGCATCCTTGCGCCGCTTCGCACTCAAGATCAAGTTTGACTACCTGAAGCCTGAGCAGCGCTGGCAGCTGTTTCGGGCGCAGTTCAAGCGGCTGAGCACTCGGCACGAGGCCGACACCCGGGCCGCGCTGAATCAATTGAATACCCTGACGCCCGGCGATTTTGCAACAGTCCGGCGGCAGGCGGCGTTGTTCAATGTCACGCTGACCGCTGACGAATGGCTCCAGCGCCTGAGGCAGGAATGCCGTAGTAAAGTGGGTGGCGTGAAACAGCCGATCGGCTTCGTTCACACGCCCTAACAACGTCTTTCGCGCACGGCGTTGGCCGCGCGTTGAACGCCGCACGAGTCGCAATGACTCGGCGCCTCGTTGGTCCGCAGTTCTGCAGCACATCTAGCAGCACCACCCGTACCACCCGCCGCACCACTCCTAAAACCGCACGCCCAGCGACAAAGCCGAAAGCCTTGTCCGGGTTCGCTCGTCCATTGAAAGGAAATCACGCATGAACACAACGCCTTCAACGACCCGTACGCCGTCCCGTTGCCTGTTTGCCCTCGGCAACGTAGTGGCCACCCCCGACGCCCTCGATCTGCTCGACCGCACCGCAACCAATGCCGCTGAGCTCCAGCAGCGCCACCAATCGGGCGATTGGGGCAGCGTCCCGCCAGAAGATGCTGCCTTGAACGATTACTCGGTAACTCACGAGGGCCGGCTGCTGTCGAGCTATCCCCTCAACGGCAGCGAACGGCTCTGGATCATCACGGAATGGGATCGCAGCGTGACCACGTTGCTGTTGCCTAGCGAGTACTGAGCCGACCTCTGCCATCTCCGAATCACCCATAACAACAAGCTCTTTTGGTGGCGTTATGGGAGCGAAATAAACGAAAACGCCACGCCCCTGCACCGGCAGGGGCGAACCCTCATGCCGGTGCTTTTTTCCCTTTGAAACATCACGCCACCGACCCGCGATCTCTGACTAGCGCAGTTGCACATTCCCGCTAGCTGAACCGTATTTCGGCGTGCGGCCAACGCAATGGAGAACAATGATGACAAACTCGAACGACAACACCCCATTGACCAATGCTGTAGTCAAGCTGATTGGCGAAAACGGCAACGCATTCGCGATTCTCGGGCGCGTGCGGCGCGGCATCCTGCACAGTGATCGCCCGGAACTCGCGGACGAATTCATCATGGAAGCGACGTCGGGCGACTACGATCATCTGCTCGCTACGTGCCTGCGCTACGTCACGGTCGAATAACAGGTGCCGCCCATGAAAACCGATCGGATTGGCACACGGCGTAAATCGACCGCTCAACGTTACAGTGCCTCGGTGCGCCAATATCTAGCGGCGTCGCTGGCGACAAACACCCGACGAGGTTATCAAGCCGACGTGGCACATTTCGTGGCTTGGGGAGGGCGCATCCCGGCCACCCCGCGCCGGGTGGCGGCCTACCTTGCATACCATGCGCCGCTGTTAGCCAGTAGTACGTTATCGCGCCGTCTGGTAGCGATTGCTTGGGCACATACCGCGCGGGGATTCGCGTCACCCACGCATTCCCCGCTGGTGAAAGCGACCTTGCAAGGTGTCCGCCGCACCTGTGGCCGCACGGTACGGCAAGTCGCGGCGCTGCAGAAGGCGCAGGTGCTGCGCATGGTGCACGGCTTGCACGGTATGCGCGGGTTACGCGATCGAGCACTGTTACTGGTGGGATTTGCAGGGGCTTTACGCCGTTCCGAACTGGTGGCGCTCGATGTGGCGGACATTCAGTTCAGCGACGAAGGCATGGTACTGCGCATTCGGCGCAGCAAGACGGATCAGGTCGCACATGGCCGGGAGGTGGCCATTCCCCGAGTGCGTGGGCGTCATTGTCCCTGTCGTTGTCTATCAGCATGGTTAGCCGCAGCAGGCATTGAAGATGGCCCCGTGTTTCGGCCGATCAATCGTTACGAACAGGTGTTGCCGCAACGGTTATCGGCACAATCAGTGGCCTTGGTGATTAAACGACTGGCGGCGCAGGCCGGGCTCGATCCTGCCGTAGTCTCCGGGCACAGCCTGCGCGCGGGATTTGTGACCAACGCCGTGCAACGCGGTGCATCGGCCGCCAGTATTTGCGCGCAAACCGGGCACCGTTCGGATGAGATGATGCAACGGTATGTCCGTGCCGGACGACAATTCAGGGATAACGCGAACTTGAAGATTTGGTAGCCATGCCGGGAATAGCGACACCACGGCCTCTTGGCGCTATTCGTCGACCAACTGTCCATTCAGAAGCGTGAAGGAGCGTCTTTCTGGCACTTTGTTGATCTTTGGCTCGGAGCTTAGACCACGCCACTTTAGTTGGTTGGTTAGCTTCGTCGGCGGATAAACCGACAGCCCATCCATGAGCTTCCAGCGACCGTCCTCGTACCATCCCTTCATCAACTTCGCGGGGCTGAGCTGTTTGACTTGATACAGCCCCGGCCGCACCGGCAAGACGGTTCCGGGAAACCATGGCGTCAGTTGTTCTTCTGAGTAGTCCATTTCATTTCACCTCTTCGTAAATATTGAACGACCAGTCCCCACGCAGGTTTTACACAAATTAGCGACGTAGCGTTCCCTTGATATCAAACAAAGTCAGCTTGCCCATGGGTGCAACGTTGCTGCCGCTCAACGAGAATTGCGCGTATTTCTGCGCCTGATTGACCAGGATGCTGCCCGAGAAGCGACGATTCAGCCCTTTGTACTGACAACCCGTCAGGGTGATATCAAGGTTCAGCAAGGTGGGCGCGAAGCCCGGCGCCGCGATACCTTTCAGCACGCAACCATTCTCCGGGCTGCTGCCTTTGACCTGACCGCGAGGATCTATGTCGATGACCATCGGTACAACGGCCATGGCCTCTTGAACTACGCCACCTGAACTCGTGCCTTGGTATTGAACATGGCCACGCCATGTGCCCGAAGGTGATCCGTAGGCACTATTGGCAGCATCCCCATGTACAGTCGGCTCGCCGATTTGGTTTGGCTGGGGCGGCGACGTAGTCGGCTTATCGCCGGCACACGGCCGATCGGTGAGAATCGTTCGGCCGTTTTCTACGCAACGGTATTGTGCAAGCACCGTTGAGCAGAACAGGGCAAAGCCCAGGGCACAATAACGAACGCGCATCGTTCTAGTTCCGCACCCCTCGGCACGCGGGAAAGCGGCTACACCCCCAGAACGTGTTGCCGGCCATGTTGCCTGTCTTTGCAACACGTTGAACCATGGCGCTCCCGCACTTGGGACAAGCTGGTTCCACGATTGGCTCGGCTTTTACGGGGGAAGTGCTTGTCGCCGAGCTGCCAATCATGCTCAGCAGTGTTTTTGTGGCGACGAGCTTGATCGAGCGCCCTTCGGCAAATTTCTGCGCCTCTTCCGAAAACTCCCCTGAAGCAACAACAAACCCGCCTACGGCATGTTCTGCCGTCATCACGCCATAAAGTTCGCGAACGGTGGCCACGCCGACCTTCGCCACCTTCCACTGTTTGCACTGCACGAGGTACTTGTCGCTGCCCATGTACAGCTCAAGATCGACACCACCGTCAGGGCCGTCACCACCCCGCTCGACGACTCGATATCCTTTGCGCCGAAAGGTTTCAGCAGCCAGCCCCTCAAATTCACGCCAAGACATCTTTTCAAGCGCATCCCGGCTGGGATTGCGCGCCACCCCGCCGTGCAACTCACGCTGTCGCCTCTGGCGAAAGAAGGAGACGGCAGAACCGATGATTAAGGCGAATGGCACGAGGTACTGCAAAAACATCGAGAACGTCACCATCATCTGCCGGCCGATACTGCCGCCGAGAGATTGGCCGAAGTTCTTCATATCGCCTGTGGCGATAGGGACGGGTGGTAGCGAGGCGAAATAGTGAAAAACCAGATAGGCGATAAGGGCCAAGACAACCCCGACCTTCCAGGGCAGGTGCGCACTGATGTCCATCAAATCTTCAAGAGGGGATTGCCGTTTCCTGGCCATGGTCGTCCCTGTCCATGCTTCGTCTTATTGTTGAAGCAGATATTCTGATGGCAAATCGTTACGTGGGCAATGTGGTCACGTCGAAGTGATCATTCTGCGAAACAGGAAAATCAGCCTGCTTTCATCGGTATCGGGATGACTGCAGCACCCGCTCGCAACTTGTCGAGGTAATCAGCCCAGACCTGCATCATTACCTTGCGCTCTTTCAGAAACTTGGTGCGGTTGTACGCCGTACCAAGCGCGTCAGGAACACTGTGTGCCAGCTGATGCTCGATAACGGCCGGCTCGAAATGCAGCTCTTCATGCAAAATTGTACGTGCCATCGCGCGAAAACCGTGGCCGGTAATATCTTTCTGAGTGTCGTAGCCCAAACGGCGAAGTGCGGAATTGACAGTATTCTCTGACATCGGCTGTTGCGGGTTGCGGCCTGCAAAGACGTAGCGACGATGGCCTGTCAAAGGCTGTAGTTCACGCAGTATCGCAACCGCTTGCGACGCGAGCGGCACGAGATGTGCTGTATCGGTCTTTGTAACTGTGTAACGCCACTCACCCGCTTCAAGATCGATCTGCGCCCACTCCGCTTGGCGCAACTCACCGGGCCGCACAAAGAGCAGAGGCGCCAGCTTTAACGCACACAAAACGACGAAACTGCCGTTGAAATCGTCGAACGAGCGTAGCAGCTTCGCCACACCGTCAGGATCGACAATGGCAGCGAAATGCCGGCCTTTGACAGGAGGCAGTGCGCCCCGCAGATCCCCGGATGGATCACGCTCGCACAGACCGTGGGCTACTGCGTAGCGAAACACTTGACCGCAGTTCTGCAAAGTACGGTGCGCTGTTTCCAAGATGCCACGGCCTTCGATTCGCTTGATGGTCCGCAGCAGCTCAGGTGCGTTGATCTCAGCGATCGGACGGCCACCCAGCCAGGGGAACACTTCGCGTTCAAAGCGACGAATGATCTTGCTGGAGTGACTGGCCGCCCAGTTCGGCGAAAACTTCGCATACCATTCGCGGGCCACGACCTCAAAACTGTTCTCGGCACGCTCAAGCAGCGCCGCCTTCTGTATTTTTCGGTTTTCACCGGGATCAATACCGTCTGCGACCAACCGCCGTGCTTCGTCGCGCCTATCACGCGCAGCTTTGAGGCCAACGTCAGGATAGACGCCCATGGAGAGCGTTTTACGCTTCCCCGCGAAGCGGTAATCCCAGCGCCACCACTTCGATCCACTCGGGTTGATGATCAGGTAGAGACTCTTTTCGTCTCTGATTGGATAGGGTTTTTCGCCCGGTTTAGCGTTCCGTATCGCAGTATCTGTAAGCGGCATGACAGTAACCCCTTTTCAAGGCTGTGCTGTTACTGTCCATCTTACTGTCACCTACTGTCGGATTGCAACGGATCTACCTGGAACTCTGTAGACGTAAAAAAGGCCAGAACCCTTGTATTTGCTTGGGTTTCCGGCCTTCTTTGGACTTACTTGGAAGTGTTCGTGGTGGTGGAACACGGAACCGAACCCGCGACCACCGTTAGGTGCGAATGGTAACACATTGGCCTCGCAAGCGCGGATTCGATGATTTGGCCACGTCAGGGCGTTGAGTCAGGAGTATCACCAGGGAAGCAAGCCGCCAACCCGAGGTCGGTTACGCATCTGACAACTTCTTTCGCGGGCCGAAGGTGTATTTCGCCTTCGGCGCGCTCGCCATTGCTGCGGCCAGTGGACTGCGCGCGCTGGTCGCACTACCGCAGTTGGCCGGACGCATCGATGTCGCCGCACTGTCGGCGGGCGTGATCTACGGCGGGTTGATCTTCCTCTACGAACATTGGGGCTGGCGCTGGCTGTCCACGATCAAGAACCTCAACGGCACATGGGTCGGGAGCGTCACCACAACGCACAACGGCGGGACCACCGTGCCCGATCAACTTCCAGCGGCGTGGTCTGGCGGACAAAGCACGGCGCACATGATTCACGGCGCGCTTTCGGCTAAGTTTGGCAAACCCCTGCCGTGGGTGCGTACCTCGCAAGCACTGGACGAAGCGTTCCGCCTTGGCCTGATCGAACGTTCGTTGGATTCGGCATCATGGCCCTGCGATATGGGCGGGGCATCCGCGATCAAGATTCGCGTCAGCAAGAACGAGGTGAAGCAGCCTCCGCCGCCGAAGCACTACGGCTCCAAGGTCGCCACATCGGAATTGCAATTGCACGAGGTGCAGGACTTGGCCGATCACGTCGATGCGCTACGCGAAGCCACTGCGGGGCATCCACTGCGCATCCGCGTCACGGTCGAAGTTGGAGAGGACGGCCAAGTCGATCAGGCCGTGGTGGATAAGGTCAATTCCGTTCTGGCCGAGGTGAAAGCTGGGTGGAAGGCGGAGTAAGAGGAGGAACGCACAATGGGAAAACTGATCGATGAGGATGATGACCTACTTGCCGAAGATGGATTCGACAGAGGGTCAGGCGATCAACACTTCTTCGGTGGCGTTTGGACTCGTATCAAGCTGGAGGCGCTGGAGAAATATCTTGTGGCGTTCAATACCGCGCTCAGCAAGCAAAGCTTCACGAGGATTTATATCGACGCTTTTGCTGGAACAGGTCGATGCGACATCAAGGTAGATGGCGAGAAAACCAGCATCGACGGTTCTGCACGGAGGGCTCTAGCCACCACTCCCGCATTTCACAAATTCTGTTTTATCGAGCTTCGATCGAAGAAGCTTGCGGCACTGAATGCGCTGAGTGCGGAGTACCCGGGAAAGGTCATTGATGTAATTCAGAACGATGCCAACGCCGCGTTGAAAGCTCTATGCAGCCAGTACCAGTGGCGAAACGAACGTGCTGTCTTGTTCCTTGACCCGTTCGGAATGCATGTTGATTGGTCAACACTCGAAGCCATATCCAAAACCGGTGCGATCGATGTCTGGTACTTGTTCCCGTATGCCGGCCTGTATCGGCAGGCGGCAAAAAACGCCGACGCGCTGGATGCCGACAAAGAGGCATCGCTCACGCGCGTACTTGGCACCGATGAGTGGCGACAGGCATTCTATGTACAGAAACGACAAGCAGCATTGTTCGGTGGAGATGATGGCGATGAACGCAATGCCGACCACCGTCAAATGCTGGAGTTCGTGTCCAATCGACTGAAGGGGCTATTTCCCGCCGTGACCGCCCCCAAGGTTCTGTATCAGGGTGGAGACTCAAAGAACCCGAGCGGAGCGCCGCTCTTCGCGCTCTACTTTGCGGCGTCCAATCCCAAGCCTGCCGCGTTTGGTCTGGCGACCAAGATCGCCAAGGATATTCTGGATACGCTATAGGCCTGCTTGAATGGCCTGAGGATAGGCGTCCCACGTGCGCCCGCGGAAGATGCGGCCGTTGGCCTTCTTGTGGCGTTTGACGCCGTCGGCACCCCACCCGCCCCACTGCTTGAAGAAGAAGGCAGCACCGGCCTCATCCGCCTGATGCTTCACGTTCTCCACCCACACCGGTTTCATGGGCCGTGCCTTCGGCCCGGATTCGCCGCCGACGATCACCCAGTGAATGCCGGTGAGATCCATCTCACCAACATCCTCCAGCAGCGGTTCAACTGACAGGAACCGGATATGGGCATCCACCTGGCGCAGGTAATCGATGCGCGGTACGCCGTATTGGCGATCCTCGACCGATACGCCGAGCCATACATTCTCCGGGCAACCGCGATTCTTGAAATACTCCGGCAAGCGCTCGGCGCGCTTGGTCAGGATTTGATAAGTGTGCTGCGGCGTCTGCCGAATCACCGAAAACACCTGGTCGAGAAACTGATCCGGGATGTCCTCGTGAAAGAGGTCGCTCATCGAATTGACGAAGTAAACTGTCGGCTTCTTACGCTGCAATGGCTGCGCAAGCCGTTCCGGCAGAATCGCCAGCTTGAAGCCGTTCTGATAACCCGGAGCGCCCATGGCATGGAGCCGCCCGGCCATCACTTCCGCGTAGCAATGCTTGCAGCCAGGGGAAATCTTGGTGCAACCCGTTGTCGGGTTCCACGTCTGTTCCGTCCATTCGATGCGTGATTGGGTCGTCATTTCAACCTCCATCCTAATTGATGTTGTGGCTCATATCGCGAGCCATGTCTATCCGGCAGCCAACCCATCTATCAGCTTGGACAATGCCACCCGCAAAGGTGCCTGATCGGCTCGCCCGAGTTGAGTGCGCACTTTGTTTGCCAGCTCGTCGACCGACGGTTCCTGTTCCTGATCTCCCCAATGCACGAGACGCATACAGCGTTCGATCACTTCTGCCTTGGGATTTGTGTCGCCGTTTTCGTATCGGCAAAGGGACGACTGCGAAATCCCAAGCTCTTGAGCGAACTCGGCCTGGCTACGCCCGTCGCGGGCTGTTTTGATGAGCTGCGAAATGCTGATGATCGCCACGCGCAGAGCTCCACAAAAATGCATCATACGCATTTTATATGAAACTCAATGCATCGGATACATACCAATCACGATGGCAATAGTAGGGCTGCTTCGCGGTTTCGCCGGGAGATCAAGCCAGGCAGCGGCCGACCGCCACCGTATATCCATCGGCGCAATTCACGGGTCGCCAGCTGCCAGTCCCTCTGATTGACCCGCCGCCGCAGAGTTGATGTCTGCAGCCGTCCAGCGCCGAGATTGAAGGTGAAGTCCACTATGGCGGCAAGCCGTCCTTCTGGCTCGGTGGCCAGCACCGGGCAGTAGCGCAGCGTGGCGACGAGCGCCGATTGCAGGTCGCGTGCCAGATAGACCTCCGCTTCGTCCTCGGTGATCGGCGGATGCTTCGGGTCGCACAGGTGGCCATAGCCAATCGTCCAGAATCCAGCGGGACACATGTAGGGAACGGCGGTGATTTCGATTCCACGCTTTGCCTTGCGCTCGAACCCCTCGAACCGCTTGGCGAGATCGATGGCCGCTTTCGGAACCTCGATCACGGCCGCACCCGGTCAAACACGCGTCCCAGGAACCAGAAGTTCAACACCCCAGCCCACAGCGCCTGATCGGCCTCCGTCCAGGCGTGCAGGATCGCCGTGCCCCAACCAGCGCCAGCCGTCACGGCAGCGGCAAACGCAGCTGTCTTGGCCGCGCAGTAGAGCGCCATGAACCAGTAGGTGATCACCGGACGCACGCTTATCGACAAAGCATCGGCCCATCGCACGCCTGAACGCTGCCCCTGCGCCGACACTGCTTCTCGCAAGGCATCGATTGCCCCGGTATTCCACGCCGCATCGGCGGCAGCGCCGATCTCGGCCATGCGCTGCGCCCCGCGCAGCTTCTCGAACTCCAGCGCTTTGTCCTGCATCGCCAGTTCATGGGCACGCTCGCCATTACGGTCGAGCCACTTGAGGATTTCCGGGGCCAACCGGAAGGCCCCGCCGAGGAGGCCGCCGAGTAGAGTCTCGATCATTGCGCACCTCCGAACAGCTTCAGTTTCAGGAATGCGCCCGCCAGCAGCGCCATCACGAGGCCGGTGACCAGCATCTTCACGATGGTGAGCCCAGCGGTTTTCTTGGCCTCGTTGAAGGCATCGAGCAGACCGCGCAGTTCGCGGATGTCGTGCGCAGCCTCCGGCCCGTCGAGGCCGACATCGGCCAGCGCGTGCCGGGCACCGCGCTCGGCTGCGCGCTCCAGGATCGCCTCGAATTCTTCCTGCGGGATGGTCACCATCTTCCGGCGCTCGGTTTGGGTGGAATCCATTTTTTCGTCCTCCAGAAATGCAAAACCCGCCTCGTGGGCGGGTTCGCGGGGTTGGTGAAACAGTGTCAGATGGCGATGCCGGCGCTCCAGCCTGCCGACTTGTAGGCCGTGAGCACGGCCTCGTCCTCGACGAAGCAGAGCCAGCCGAGCTTGGGCACGTAATACTCCCAAGCGCTCGCCACGCGCACAGCGATTTGATTCGTCTTGCCGGCCCAGACGCCGGTGGCAGCAGCCGGGATGAGGTAGCGGTCGCCGTCGACGGGACTGGCCGGCGGTGTGGTCAGATCCCGATCCTTGACCGAGAGCCCGACCACCGCGCCGAGCCGCTTCAGGTTTGCGTCCATACTGGTATTCCAGCCCGACTCGCCAAGCGTCCATCCGTAGGCGAGTCCGAGATTCGGATCAGTGCTTGCCATCAGATGCCTCCGTAGTATTTGCCATAGTTCAGCCCGTACCCAGCACGGTCGACGCTGCGCGTCTGCTTCTGCCAACTGGTGTAGCCGGCACGCACCGCTTCGATTTCGACCTTGAACTTGCCGTTGATGCGGCCCAGTCCGCTATCGGTCGCCTCGTCAGCCGTGAGGTACGTCCAGGCGGTCGTGGTAAGCCCCATCAGGGTTTTCTGGAGGGTGTTGTTCTCGTTGTAGAAGCGCACCGTATAGGTCACGCCGGCTTCCGGGCCGATGTTGCCTTCGGACTGCATCACCAGATACACGCTCTGCTGCATCCGGTCGCGATGAGCCCAGGTCAGTGCCATCTGGCCGAGAATCGCCGTAGGCCACATAACGTTGTTCACCCGGACGTTCCCCGGCGGATAGGGCCGGATCATCCGGCCCGCAAAGGTATAGCTGTCGGCGGTCGCCGCCGATTCGGCCAGTCGTCCGAGACCGGTGGCCGGCAGCATCTTGACCTGCAACGACTCGCCGGAGAGGTATTGCTCCGTGACCAGCGCCTCCAGGGCATCTGCGAACCAGATGCGCGCCGAGGCCAGATGGGGTGCCGGCACCGTGTCGAGTACGCCGCGCTCCACCGTGACCGTGCCGGCCACGAGATTGATTGCCTTCACCGCCACGATCTCGTTGTCGAGGTAGGCGTAGGTGTCGAGTTTCACAACGTCCAGATCTTGGCCGTTGCCGATGGCGAGCACGGTCGTCTGCTCGTCGATGGCATTGGTCACCGTCGCGTTCGGGGTGAAGCCCATCGTGTCCACTTCGGCAAACGCGGCGCTGCCCTGACGCGTCAGCAGCTTCACGTTGAGCGAATCCCCGGAGGGGCGACTCGCACAAGCCACCAGCAGCCCGCCTTGGGGATCGAGCTCGTTTTGTGCGGTCGCCGATTCGCCGACCACCCGTTTGACCACCGTCCACCACGGCGCTTCACCCAGCCGGCGATACGGCACCTGAGCCGGTGAAGTCAGCGGCGATACCCACGAGGTTGGCGTCGGGGACACGTAGGAGGCGGACGGCAGGCCGAAGATGTCTTCGACACATTCGATCCGCACCCGCCCGTCGGTCAGCGTGCCATATGACACGCGCACGACTCGCATCACCAGCTGGGCAATGCCCAGTTCCGGCCAGGTGAACTTGAACACGTCGCCGATGTTGAGGTTCGACGCCTGCCGATTGGCGATCAGCGTCACCTTGGCCAGCGGCACCGACAACTGCTTGAGATCCCCCAGCGCCACTCGGGATGCCAGACTGCCATTGCTGATTCCCGGATAGTCGACCGTGGCCGAGGACACTACGCCCCCCGCCAGTTCCAGCGCGGCCAAGTCGTGCACCGTGATCGCGGCATCCTTGTCGGTGGAACGATCACGGTAACGAACGGTGATCTGATTGACGAGTTCCGATTCCGAGGGCCGAGAGAAGCTCTCCAGTTCCAGAATGTTCGAGGCATCGAGCACCAGGAGGCTGGAGACGTTGTAGTCAGCCCGGGCCAGTTTCAACACGAACTTCCCGGTGCGCGGATGGACATAGAGCGTGCCATCGATGTGGCGCAGCACCTCCGCGATGAACTCCTCCAGCGGCTGTTCGCGTTCCCAGAGCAAGGACAGTCCATACTGCTCCGAAGCCAGCGTATTCGCGGCGGTCTGGAAACTGCTCGCATCGATCTCGCTTGCCGCGTAGCCCAAGCCCCACGTGGCATTGTTCAGACACTCGTAGATGATGTGCGCCGGATTGGCGTCGCCATTGATGTAACCGCTCCCCAGTGCCGCCGGTGCCGGAATGCGCCGCGCCTCGATGCTCCAGGGCTTGATGTAGGGGTTCATCGCCGAAAGCTGGCATTGCTGGGCGATGATCGACACCACCCCTCGGAAAGCCGGAATGACGCTGCCGAGTTTCTGCTGCAGATAACCCGATACCGTTTCCGCCGCGCCACCCATCTTGATTTCGACGTAGCCCTGGACGCCGCCCTCGCGCGAATCCCCGCCGAACAGTTCCGGGGCATTGACGTAGAGGGTCTGCGAGGACGTGATGCTGCCGCTCCATGCCGTGCGTTCGCCGACGATGATGCGCGTCACCGCGTCCACCGGGCCGTGGCAGATCGCCAGGTGCAGGCCGGCGTAATAGCGGTGGCCGACAACGTAGGATGACGAGCCGCCGCCTTTTCCGCCGCCGCCCATTTATACGATCTCCTGCGATTGCCGCTGCCGTTCGCGCATCTGTTCAACTTCATCGGCCAGCCGAGCCGCCATCGCATCGCCCGTCGCGCGCAGCCACTCGGCCGTCACGCCGTGCTGTCGGAAGTCATCGAAGGTCACGCCGTCACGCGGAAACCACTTGCGCAGGCCGGCATTGCAATAGCCGAAGGCCTTGGCGTCGTCGTGCGTCACAATCATTTCTTGCCTCCACTACCGGACGACTGGCGAATCTCGGTGGTCTTGACGTCGCCGTACCAGACCACGTTGGCCTGCCGGATGACCAGGGTGCCGAACAGCACCGGGATGGGTTTGCCGGATTCCGCCACCGGAACATCGAGATTCCCCGGCGTGGGGGCGGCCGGCTTTGGCGGCTTCGGCGCAAGCAGCATGCCGATGACCGTGGTGATGACCCAGATCGCGATCTGTACCCACATGGTGTTGCCCTCAGACGATGGAATCCCCGGCGAAGGGGTTCTTGGCAGGAATCCAGGGGAACCCGCCGAAGTTGAGACTGTTGCCAAACTTGGACTGGCAGGTGGCGAACGTCCGGTCGCAGCCGGCGAAAGCCTCGAACGCCACACCCACGGCGAGCCCCGGCAGCACGGCCGAGAGCGTGATGGTGTCGCCCGAGTGATTGGTGATCATCCGTGGCACCCCGGCAACCCGCAGATAACCGCCGGTCAGCCAGCCCGATGCCTGCGCGAGGAAGGTGCTGGAGGTCACGTTCAGCCCGGAGAAGGACGCCACCGTGCCGGCGAGTTTGTAGGCTTGGTTATTCACTCCGCATCCTGGATCGAATAACGCGTGCCGGCAGCCGGTCTGGTAATGGGCACGCAGCCCCGGTCGCTTCAGCGCCGTAAAGATCGACTCGCAGCGAATCTTTGCGGTGCTACCGGCAAACACGACCGAGGCGACGCGCCCCTTCCACCAGGTGATGTATTCCGAGTCGCCGAGATGATTGCGGAACACCGTCAGCGACACCACGCCGTTGGGGCGTGCCGCCGCGAACAGTTGCGCCACAGCGAAATCTCGCGCGCACTCGAGGTCGATACCGTTGCGGGCGAATTCCGGTGATTGCTCGACCGCCGAGCGGCGGATCACCGCCGGCTGGTAGCTCTCGACCTGATAGGTGATCGCCTCGCGGCCACTCGTCACCGTCCAAACCTGCTGGCCGAGGACGAAGCGATAGAGTTCCACCGGCTGGCCGGCGGCCGCCGAGATTTCCTGCGTGTTGTAGCTCATGAGGGTGTCCGATCAGGATTTCACGGAAAGCATCGGCACCGCGGCCTCCACGACACTGTCGGTCTGCCAGTTGATTTCGATTTGGTCGGCATCGAGCCGGGTCTTTTCCAGGAAGTAGATAGCGACCCAGTCCTCGGGATTGGCATCGAAGCCGAAGGACTGGTTGATCGTCATCACCTCTTCGTCGCCAGTAGTGCCGGCACCGAATCCCTGGATGGTGCGGAAATACCAGGTGCCGTTCTTGTGCAGGAAGGCCGCCTCGGCGCGTCCCGGCATCGGGTTGAAGTACAAGGCGTAGCCGCGAGAGGCCACGGTCATCACTGTCTGGTTGGACAGGATTTTTTTGGTCGGGACGATGGAAGCTTCCCAGGTCGGATGCCAGAACGCCGTCAGTCGTCCCGCCCGCGCCGCCAGCCAGCCCCGGAAGGCGGCGATCTCGTTGCGATTCTTGAAGATGTAGTCGAAGGCACGGCGCACGAATGGCCGTGCGGCATGGTCATCTACCGCCGTGATGCCGGTGTCGAAATCGAGCACCTCGGCCAGTCGCCGGTAGTCCGCCTCGACATCGCGCACCCGATTTGGCCGCGTCGTCCACACCGCCATCGAGTTGAAGGTGGTCGCCGATTCCTGCTTCGTGATCGCGGTGGTGCCGGCAATGTCGAAGACCAGGCGTGCCGTCGCGATGGCGTCGGTTACCCTTGATATCGTCTGGGATACGCGCAGCCTCGTCGTGCGCGCAGGCACGACGAACGATCCGGCTGGCCAGTTCGACAGAAGCGGTTGCTTCAGGGTCACGGCATTGCTCGCCACCGATAGCACTTCGGCTGCCTCGGTGTTGCGGCTGTCCGATCCGATCACCAGAAGCCCGTCGGCCTCGTACTCCAAATTCGTGGTCGTAATCGGAATCACCGTGCTGCCGGCAGTGATCGCGGCCGAGAGGAATGCCTTGTCTGGCCAGATGGGCAAGGCATAGACGCGTGACTGCCAGGCCGACAGAAGAACATCCAGCAGTGCCGCATCGTCGCGCCCGACCAGGATCGAGAATTCCAACGAACGACGCGGCTTGGAGCGCAGACTCACACGCTGCTCAGTACCGTCGCGGGCAGTCAGCACGTCGGTCGCCCACATCAGGCGCTCCAGCCAGCCGTCCGCCCAGTTGGGTTTCAGGCCGAACACCACGACGCGCCGACCGGAGATCAACAGCGTCGGTGCTTCATCGGGAAACTGGAATGTGAAACTCGCTTCGATCACCGGCGGCCCGTCGAGGCTCACGGAAACGTTGTGCAGACGTGACTCCAGCATTCCGTAGGTTGTCGGCGGGTTGGCCGGGGCAGCCAGCGTGATGCCGCCGTCGTTCTGGCCATTGAGTGCCGACAAGGTCTTGGGGGCGAAATGCGCATTCCACACCTCGACCTGGCGGATCTGCGTCGACAGCAGGTTGCCCAACGCGATCTTGGCCGGCAGCAGATGGACGTGGTGATACCAATCCTGCTCGAACTGGCGAACCATATTCCCCGCGAAGGTCGATACGATCTCGGTAACCGGCAGGTTGTTGGTAAGCAGGCCGGCTGTCGGCGGGTTGCCGGCCAGGGCACTCGGGTACGGCAGCGTCAGAGGCGCTGGCAGGAACTTGTACGCCGCGCCATAGGCGGGATTGGCCGGCAGTCCGGATGGCAGAATGGCTCCAGCGTAGGTGGTCATTTCAGGAAGGCGTAGCCGCCGTAGCTCATGCTGAATACCATCCAGTCGTTGCCGCCCAGCGTGACGATGTCCTTGTTGACGTACTGCCCGTTCATCCGCAGCAGGCGCACGCCGGGTGCGTAGCCCATCATCGAGTAGAAATAGCTGGGCGTCGGGCGACCGACTTCGACCGTGCAGGGATACAGGGGCGTCACGCCGTTGAAAGCGATGGGCGAGTAGCTGTCAAGCTGCCGCGTCGTCGCGCTGTAGAAGGCGCGCACGGCATCGACGCCCGAGGTGCCCACCTTCCACTTGTTGGTGTTGCCGTCGATGTCGGCCCGCACGTAGGTGCTGTAGGTGTCCGACAGGAAAGCCCCTCCGGTGAAGGTGCACGTCTTGGTGATCGCCCCAAAGATGATCGGCGCGTAGGTGGTGCTGGCTGTCTGCACGACGCAGTAGCACCAGCCGTCGCCGCCGAAGAGGAAGTACTCGGCGCTGCCCGACAACTGGGTCAGGGAGTACGAACCCGAGGCGACGGTCTGCGATCCGTAGGCCAGCCCGCTGTTGAAACTGGTCGAACCGTACCAGGCGACGTAGCTCGCGTAGGAATGCAGATGGACGTACTGACCGCTTGCCGCGTGCTGCAGGTGCAGGCGGTAGTAGCCGGCGTCCGCCTGATACATCAACTGCGTGTAGCCGCAGGAGCCGGTGGCAAAGAGCCGGATCTTGTCGAGGAGGTCGTTCGCCGAGGTGGTGATGCCGGATTGAAATGCCATCGCTTACCTCACGCGAGCTTCAAGGCCCAGTAGTCGCTGTAGCCAGTGCGATACACGTCCTGCACGACCAGATGATCGACGCCGCCGACGCTGATGATGTTCTCCACCGCATTCGCATAACCGGGAACGCAGTAGCAGCCGTCCATCTCGCCCAACCCAGCGAGAATGAAAGGCAGCAACGGATAGGAACCATCCGGGCATTCCCGGGTATTGCTGCCCCAACTGCTCGGCCACATCGCCGACACACCGGTCCAAATCCCGGTCGGCGCGTAGTACGCGCCCGAATACCCGGACGACTTGGGCAGGTGATTGCGGTATTGGTACGAGTTGCTCCAGCGCGTCGAACCGTTGTAGGTGCCGCCAACGAGCAGCGGATACGGGTATTGCCCCGGCGTGGCATAGGGCAGGAACAGGCCCAGATGCATCATTTCGTAGTAGGTGCCGGTCTTCGCCACCATCACGATGCGGCGGCCGTTGGCCACGATCCAGTAGGGCATGGCGGACGCCATCAGCAGCGCGTAGAACGTGCCGCTCGGGTTGTACTGGCCGTCGAAGGTCTGCGCCGGGTTCCAGCCGACGAAGCCGCGCAGTTTCCAGTTGCCGTAGTCCGCGCCGGCCTCGGACAGGATGCCGACGTTGATCTGGTCGGTGCCGGCCAGTCCCGGCCCCTGAAGCACCAGTTCGGCGGGCGGCCCGGGCACCCAGCGCAAGACCGACCAGCGTTCGTTGGCCGGCAGCATGTCCTGGGTGACGAACTGCTTGAGCCGATTCAGCAGGTCGAGATAATCGGTGGCAGTGCCACTGGTAAATGCCATGGCTTACCTCAGCAATTCACGCACGGCGGAACCGTTGCGCGAGAGCACGTTGAGAATGGTTTTTTCACCGGCGGCGGAATTGAGATAGTCGGCCGCCATGCCGGGATCGATGACGTTGACGATGCGCACCGATTGCGACGGTGCGGCAGCCGGGGCTTGGGCGACCTCCGGCACGAGGCCGCCGTCGGCGAAGGCCAGACGTGGCCCAGACCAGCGCGGCCCGAATATGCCGCCGTTCAGAGCGTGCAGGAAGTCCACGCCCACCCGGCGCACGGCTTCGGCGCGCAGGACATACTCCCCGGCGGACAGACGCGCCGGAATGGAATCGCTAGTGGTCGTTCCCGGCCCGCTGACGTAGCCCCCGGACGCGAAGCCGGCCCACTGAAACAGACCGGAGATCAGACCGCCCAAGCCGCCGCCGCCCTTGCTCATCCCGCCGAACAATTCCTCGGCGATCTTCTGTGCCGCGATGCGGTTGATGGCCGAGATGACGGATCGAGCGAAGTCGGCGAAGGCGTCCTTGGCCGATTTCGCGCCTGAGCCGATCTGCTCGAACATCGTGGCGAAGGCGTTCTCTACGTCGCCGTTGATGCGCGTGGCGACGTCGTCGGCTGCCGTCTTCAGGCCCGCGACCTCTACCTTGAGGCGGGCCACGCGGTTGATGGCTTCCTCCGATCCGGTGGACGCGGCCAATTCCTGCATCTTCGGGATCAGGCCTTCCACTTCGGTGGCGGTTTGCTGGTGCAGATCGAGCACGCCTCGCCGCATCTGCGTCTCGGTAAGCATGCCGGCATCCTTCTGCACCTGCAGTTCTCGTTCGCGGATGGCCATGCGTTCGGTGACGATCTGGTACTGGCGTTCGAGTTTGCCGAGTTCGGCCAGGTCGGCTTCGACGTTGATCAGGCGACCGACATCGGCCACGCCGGTAGTGTCACCCATGCGCTGCAGCTTCTCGATGAGTGGCTGGTATTCGCGCTCCAGCCGTGCCCGGGTCACGTCGCCACCCGCACCGCCCCGGATCTCGGCCAAGCGGTCACGCACACGGGCGAGTTCGTCGGCCAGTTCCTTTTCAGCCTTGGCGGCGGCGTGGGCATTGACGACCTCGATTTCGCCGCGCTTCATGTTGAGCACGGTGATTTCGCCTTCGAGTTTCTTGACCTCGGCCTTTGCGCGCAGACGCTGCGCCTCGTCCTTGCCATTGACCGCCACTGCCGATTGGGCAGTCAGTTCCTGCTGTTTGGCGGCCAGTTCCTGGTCGATGGCCTGCTGCTCGATCTGCGTCTTGCGGGCGTAGTAGTCGCGGATCGAGACCAGACGGTCATCGAGCGCGCGATCCAGTGCGGATTTCTGCAGGTCGAGTCCTTCCTTGAGGACTTTGAACTCGGTCTCGGCCCGCGCCTTGACGACAGCGAGTTGCGCGCCGGTCGCATCCTTCTCGGCACCACCTGCGGACTTCTTCTCACACTTGCCATTGACCCATTGACCTCCCGACACCACGCAGGCGATGCGCTGCATGTCCTCGGTGGGCTTGCCGGTCGGGGTCTTTTCCTCGGGGCGCCTCGGGCTGGTCAGCGCGTCCAGCCGTTGCTTGGCTGCCGCCAGTTCCTGCTCCCATTGCGTCAGGTTCTTCCTCAGCGTGGCCATCGCCGCTTCGTTGAACTTGACGTCGAAGGGCATAAACGGAACCGGGGCCTTGCCGGTATCGACCTTCTTGCGGGTCGAGTCGACCAGTTCCTGAATCCGCGCGACCTCGTCGCGGGCGCGCTTGATCTCGGTGCCGTTGAAAATCAGGTTGCCGACACCGCCCAGGCCGACCCACAACGCCTTCAGCGTTCCGGCCTCGTTGGCCGCCTCGCGCATGGCGTTGGTGATATTGGTCAGTTCCGGCAGGAAGTCGCGGGCCAGAGCAATGCCGAGCGAGGAACTTGATGCCTTGAGCGCCGTGAGATTGTCGTTGAACGCCTCGGCGGAACGCGCCGTTTCTGTAGTGAGCTTCAGGCCAAGCCGTTCGGCCTCGGCGGTCAGTTGATTGATGCCGGCAGCCCCCTGATTGAGGAAGGGGATCATGTCCATGCCGCTTTTGCCGAATAGCTTTACGGCCAGCGCTGTCTTGACCGCACCATCCTCCAGGTTGGCGAAAACATCGGCCACCTGCAGCAGCACGGCTTCGGTGGATTTCATGCTGCCGTCGGCGTTCTTGACGGAAACGCCTAATGCCTCGAACACCTGAGCCCCATCGCCAATCCCGGTATTGGCCTCGGCGATGTTCTGTGACAGCCCCTTGATGCCCTTCTGCAAGGTTTCCAGACTGACATCCGACAGTTGTGCGGCGAAGCGCAGGGTCGACAGTGCCTCGACCGAGATGCCGATCTTTTGCGAGAGTTTGTTCAGTTGATCGGCTGCATCGATGGCGCTCTTGATCATGGTGGCAAAACCGGCCACGGAAAGCGACACGCCAAGTCCAGCGAGCAGCCCCTTCACGCGATTCGACTCATCGCCGAGCTTGGCCAGATTGCCGCGAATCGAGTCGAAGGCCGAGCGGGTCTGGTCGACAGCGGTGATCAGCAGTTGGGCACGATCCTGGGTCACGACGGGTTCATCTCTCTCAAATCTTGTTCAGTTGCTTTTCGATGGCGCGAGCCAAGACGGACAACTGACCTCGCACCGCACCTTCCAGATCGAAGCGACGCTTCAGGGTGACGCTCGGCACCAGCACGGCGATGGGAATCTCCGTGCCGCGCTTGATGGATTTCGCCCCGGTACGCTGGCGCTCGGCCCGTTTGAACCGAGCCAGCACCGAGGCGTTTTCCTTGATGTTCTCGGCCATCAGGATGGCCTGGCCGTTCTTGCGGATGAAGTAGGCATTGCCCGAACGAATCAGGGCATCGACAACTCGCTTGAACGCACGACGACCGATGCGCCGCCCCTCCGGGGTCAGCGGAATCAGCATCCGGCCGGAAAGGGTGCCGCCCCGAACGTGAATGCCCAGCCACGGTATCCGTGATCCAATGAACAGCGCCGGCAGCTTGTCCGGGTTTCGGTCGTAGACCTTGGCCCGCAGCGATCTCACAAACGCCGCCTTCCTGACAGTGAAATCGGCATTCATCCGGCTGCGCACGGCGTCGGCCATCGGCTTACCGCTCGATTGCATTCCGGCCGCGACCGCTTTGCGGATGGCGGCCTGCTTCTGCTTTGACCAGGCGTCGAACTTGGACTTATCCAGCAGGCCGGTCGAGGTTAGGGAGAGCTTCAGCACGACAGCGCCTTCATCATTCGACGCAGCGCCTCGCTGCCCCCCTGACTGCCAGTCGCGGTTATCGACAGGAGATTCGCCAGCTGCCGGGACTCCTGGCGGTCGATGGCTACAAGAAAGGCGTCGGTTTGTGCCAGCGTGTAGTCAAGGATGTCGCGGTAAGCGTGGCCGGCGCCGATCAATCGTTGGATGGCATTGCTCCACGCGTCGGGCTTTCCAATGTCTGACCGATCCGCGCCGCTGCCTGCGTCACGCTCGGCAACAGGCGCCGGATAAAAAAATCGGCATTCACCCCGAACACCACTTCGGCCAGACGCATAGCCTCATCGAGATCGAGCCCGGCCACCCAGTCGACCGGACGGCGCGTCGCAATGGCGAGAGCTGCGATCACCGCCTCGCCGTGCTCGGCCAGAATTGCCAGCCAATCAGGCGATGCTGAAAGACTCGCCGCGATGGGTTGTACCGCCCGAGCGAATGCTGGCACTTCACCCACCTTGAGCGGCGTGAGTTCGATGTGCTCGCCAGCGATCTCGACGGACGCCGGTACCGGCGGCAGTGCCGCGAACATCTCCTTGCCCATCACAGCAACACGATTATGTGGAGTGGATCGTTATGCATTGTTGATTTCCTTTCGGGGTGAAGTTACGGGGGTGGCGGGTTCGATGTACTGCGCATAAAAAGCAGAGTCGTCCGACTCATGTCAGGCGACTCTG